CGATCACCTTCACGTCCTCCGTGGTGTAGGTGCCGCCTTCGTAATACTGCAGGTCATATGCGGTCATCGGCAGCACGGTCGCCGTCGCCGTGATAGCCTCCGGAGGGTCTGCTGGTATCCAGCGGCCACCTTCCCACCTGCCGGCATTCGGGTCCGCGGGCGGTTGGAATGCATATTCCTGCTGCGCAAAGACTTTTGCCATGAACCCGAGATTGAGCTTCATGATTTTGTCACCACCCTTGCCCGGATACCGACACCTTTGGTCTCGAATACGCCCTTCTTACCGACCAGCGGCCTTGTCTCTCCAGTCAGAGCGACCGTAAACGGATCCAACGGCTCGAATTCGGTTCCCTTTCTGATCCGGGCAATGATTGCATCTTGAAGTGCTTCCGCCGGCTTCATCAGGGTCTCATAGGCGTCCAGCTCACCCTCCATTAGACCCGTGATGCCCTCTGCTGCGGCCTCTTGGATAAGCCCGTGGCTCTGATCCGCAGTGCCCCGAAGGAACGACCTCTCCGGTACCCTAAAACGCTCGCCGGGCTTGGGGAGTGTGTCCGTCGGAGCATTTGACTCCCTCGCCAGCGCCCGCAGACGCTTGTGCAGCTTTTCATCCAACTGCTGGTCAACGCCGAACTCGTTAAGGGCCGCAATTCTGACCAGGTTGGGCGCATCGTCAAAAACTCCGACCCGGGCCTCGCGCTGGTTGATGCGGGCAATTTCTTTGAGCACCTTGGGGATGCGATTTTTATCGCGCACCTGGGCCACTATGCCCACCTCCGATATGAACCGAGGAGCCGCTGCACGGCGACGGGCAACATGCTGGCCGCGCCACTTTCCCGACCGCCAAAGTGCACTCGAATCTGCTCCACCTGCAGGATCGTCGCATCCCGCGGCGTGCCCTGCTGCGACAACCACGTCGCTGCCGTGACGATGCAGGCTTCCTCTATGTCATACGGCAGATTGCGCTCAAGCTGTTCATCCTGGCGGGCTTGGTACGGGGTCACATAGCCGCCAGTATACTCAACGGTGATGGCCGGAACGTTCGTTCTTGGCCACCCAACGGAACGCCACAGAATCCCTGTCTCTTTGTCGACCACAAAGTCGTCGACTTCCTGTTCTTCGACAATAACGCGGTGAACCTCGATGAGCGGGAACAACCGCAAAAGCAGCGCCCGCTCACCCGGCCCCTTAAGTGCGTCGGTCCGCTGCGCCCGCGCAAAATCCCGGTTACAGTAGGCCCGCATGGCATCCGATGCCGCATTGATATACCGAGCCAGCTGATCGTCCTGCGACGAATCATCGGCCGGAATGCCGAGCTCAGCTTTCAGAGCCTCAATTGTCGTGAGCGCATGCGCAGACAACATGGACATCAACCCTTTTTTGTTTTCTTTTTCGGTGCGGGCTTCGTTGCTTTCTCTGCCGGTTCAGGCGCGCTCGCCTCCTCAGGTGCCGCTCTGACAGGTTCGCCGAGCACATTCATGGCCTTCAGACGCTCGACGTCGCTTGCGGGAACGTCTATCTCAGCACCAACCTCAACGAGCTCCCCACGCCAATAAAACGGATTTTTCACTTTGAACTTAGGCATGGTGTCCTCCTATAAAACAGAGGCGGGTATCACCCCGCCCCTGTTCTCGCTACAATCTCCGATTAATCACCACTGGGCAAATCGAGTGCCACGAACGGCGAAACCTCGAAGCCATTTTGCTGCTTGATTGGTGTGGTAAGCCACGGTTTGGCGTCGACGTTCCAAAACGCCTTGATCACCGTCTTGTTGGACGTGAAGTGGACGTGCGGAGAGGCGTCTACGAACACGCCGGCGCCGTCCTTGATCACGTAGTACTGCAGATCGGCGAGGATCAAGTCGCCCTTCTGCCCGAGGCCCGGGCTACGCTCGTTCAACAGGAACGGGATTCCCAGGAGCGTCCCCGGAGCGCCCTCTCGGGCATTCGGCTGCCAGATGAGGGCTCCGGCGTCGTCCTTGAGGCTCATCAGCTGGGGAAGGAGCGACTGAGAACCGATCCACACCAGCGAGCCGCCGAACTTCGCCCGGGCGTACATGGCCACCAGGTCGGCGTAGGTGATCTGGTTTGCCACCTGCCGATTGACGAAGTACGTAGCCGGGCTGTTCAAGACTCCCAACGGTTTGCCCACACCGTTGCCCGAAATGAACGCATGGTCCTCAGCTGCGTTGATCGCCTGGCGGAGCAACGTCTCCACCAGGGCCCCGGCCGCCGGCGCATTGCGCAACAGCTTATCGGTGACGACGGTATGGCCGGCCACCTCGTGGGGAGCCCAGGAGATTTCCCTCAAGCTGGGCTCGGTCCAGGGTTTTCCCTCGCCCTCGCCGATCCACTGCACAGTCACACCGGAGTACACGCCCTTGTTGCCGGATTGGTCAAGCGCGACCATGGACACCTCGGCGTCAGGCTGCGAGCCGGCCGGGATGACCGTCGCCCGCGGACGGACGAGGGCACTCTGGGGATCTACCTTGAGAATTTCGGTACGGAACTCGGTGGGCACGAGATACCCGCCCGCTCCCGGCACCGACACGCTCATGTCGCGCCGCTGGAGGCGGGGATCGGCCGGATTGAACCGCACCGCATACAAGAATTCTCCAAAGTGCTCCCACTTCGATTCGCCGCGATTTTCGGAATCAATGCCCTCGCCGGGATTATTCAGTGGAGGGATAATGTTGCCAGCACCACTGGCGGCCTTTTCTTCCTCCATCAGACGATAGAGCGCATCGATTTCGCCGCGGATGTTTCTGGCGCGAGTAAGCGCAGCATCGATTTGAGATAGTTCATCCGAAGACAGCAACCGCTCCTCTTGTTCGGCCTTGGCCTTGATGGAGCGAGCTTCTTCAAGTGCATCTTTGTATAAATTTTGGAGATTGCGCAGCTTCTCGTTAGTAACAAACTCAGGCGCTACAGCCATACATATCTACTCCTTTCGATCTCTTCAATTTTTAGCTCCACGTCTAAGCTCTGCGCCCGCAGTGCTAGCTCGTGATTATTGTGCAGGTCCTGCGCCCGCAGCGACCTGGCTCTATCCACAACAGAGCGGGCCACAACAACAGTTTGGGGATATGCAGGCAGCGTAACTGGCCCGACGTCACGCACCTCAGCAACCTGGGTAATCTCCCGGATATAGCTGCCATCATCGCGTTTTGTCCATTTCTCACCGTTTTCAGCGACATAGAAGCTAAAGCTGTTGCCCTGTACATCGCGGCGGCGAATAGATTCAATGAGATCGTCAACCCAACCACCGCGTCTAGGCCTCACCTCATAGCGTAATCCAAGCTCGTCTTCATACAACGTCAAGGTGCCGTTAGAAACACGTCCCAATACATAGTTCACGTCGTGGTTCCATAGCGCAACAATATCGTCGCCCCTGTCCAGCACATTTGCAAAAGCACCGGGGCGAATCACTTCGGTAAAACCGCCTAAATCCACAGATGCCTGGTTAAAAACTGCGGCGTAGCCGGTAATAACCGGACCATCGTCTGTATCCTGCCGCACCTCGATCCCCTTTAAGATCCCGGCACGGCGTTCAAGTTCAGCCATCTGAATCACCCCCATCAGTCTGACACTATCATGCATTGGCACCCATCATGCAGTGGTGGGTGTGAAATGCGCCCAAGGAATTTCATCGGCCCGGTACCTCCTTCAGGGTCAAGGCTCTCCCCTGCAGCGACGAACGGCGAATCAATGCCCACAATCCGACCATTCATCATTTGGCAGTAAGGACAGGCTCCAGGATTCGCCCGCCAGCGCAGATGCGTCACGCCACCCATCGCATACGCCATGCGGGAAACGGCACCAAGCGCGCTGACAGTCTCGTTTCGGCCGACGACCGTATATCGCTCATTTTCCCATTCATCCAGACGCGCTGACACAGCGTCAGCGACAATGGGCTCGTCAGCTTCCTCGTCCAATAATTCCTCTATGGCCCGCCTCTGTCGCGCCGCATGTCGAACGGCCATTTTATCGACATACTCGGCCATGAACTTGTCAACGCGTCCAGGATAATCGTCTGGCAACTCCAGTCCGGATCTCAGCTCCTCAACAATTGCCGTGGCAAACGACGTTATTACTGGCATCAGAGTGCCTTTAATCCACTCCGGTGCCTCTCGGTAAAACTCCGTGAGCCACCGGCGAAAATCTGCCAGACTGCGCTCACTCAGATGACGCTTGAGTGCCCGCCGTATGTCGGCCGCCTCGCGGCGCATGACACGCCTAAAAGCATCCGTCACGACGCCCTGCCACGCAGCCATCAACGTCTGCTGCCCCCGTACAGACCGTTCCTCGTGCCCGCGAGAATGAGCACGTTGTTCACCCTGCGCGTCATCCGGCTCATCGTCCGACTCCGTTGCCGCCATGGTAGCCGGCATCATATTCAGAGGTACCATATAAATGTCGCCGCCCTCGATGGGATTCATGTTCTCCTTCTCCCGGACGTCGTTTGCCGAGAGCCATCCCCACTGGCGGCCGATCGCGTAGGAGTCATAGCGCGTCTTCATGTCGCCGCGCATGATGCCGTCGATGAGGTGCTCCGCGTAGTACTCCCTCTGCTCACGCTCATCGAAAAGGCGAACGTTTACTGCCTGCTCCCACCGCCGGCACCAGGGAAGGATTGTGTCCGTGACAAACTCGATGGCCTGCTGCTCTATGTTTGAGAACGTCGAGCGGTCCATCAGGCCAATCTTGTGCAATGGAACCCTGTAGAGTCGGGCGATTTCCTCCGCCTGGAACTTGCGCGTCTCCAAGAATTGCGCTTCGTTCGGCGGAATGCCGATCTTGTGGTACTTGACCCCCTCCTCGAGGATCATAAACAGGTGGCTGCGCCCAAGTCCCTGGTGCGTCTCCTTGATACTTTCACTCAAACGCTTTTGTGCTGTCTCGCTGAGCGCGCCAGGGATCTCGACAATCCCGCCGATGTGGGTTCCCTGGCTATAGAACCTATTAGCGAATTCCTCCGCTGCCAGGCCAGCACCGATGGCCTCCATGGCCATGCGGATTGGACTGTAACCCACCAGTCCGTCGAACCCCAGACCAGCGATGTGAATAATATCCCGTGGAGGGATGTCAACCTGCGTACCGTCCGGAAGCCGCGTCCTGTACATCAGCCGACGCTCGGGGCCGACGCGAACCGGGTGTGTGCGATCCGGCAACAACAGCCAAAGCGAGTCCGGATCTCCCGTGTATCGCTCCCGGAGGACGTAAATGAACCCATTCCCCCATGTCAACGCGTGGGCCGTCACGGCCTCCCGAAAAACCATCGGCGTAACTTCCGGATTCGGCTGCTGATTCAGAAGCCTGTAAGCCCGATGATCATACACTCGTTCGCGGCCCCGTGACAGCCGACGATAAACAGGCATCGGCAAGGCCGCCACCGTCTCGGAGATAACCCGAACACACGCCCAGACTGCGATCATCCGCAGGGCGGTCTGCTCATCAACGCGGACGCCGGACGCGGTAGGAGCGCCGCCGATAATCCGCTCTAGCCACGGTCTTGGTGTTTCTAAATTGGAGGTCTCTCTTGACCTCCTTTCAAACAGTCTCGCAAAAAGGCCCAATGCTATCTACTCCCCACAATGCCGAGTCCGAAGAGTACCACGCCGATGACCAGGAGGCTTAACCGCGGGTCATATAACCATATACCGAGTCCAGCCATTACAAGCCCAACAAATACAAGCACATCAGCAAATGACAACCTCAAAACGCTAGCACCCCCCGATCTTCGTAGACGCTACGCTGCGGCTTCTCGTGTCTCATAGCCCGGTCCAGCGCCATAACCAAAGCGACAATGCCGTCGATCTTGCCTTGGCTCGTCGCCTTGTCTGGTTTCAGATTGCCAGCCGGGTCCTGTTTGACCGCCACGTTTCCCGCCATCCAGCGCAACACAGGATTGCCGCCGTGGCGGATCTTGCCGTGTAGCAGGCGCCGTTCCAGCTCTTTCA